CTGCTCCTAATTCTATTCCTTTTTTCAATCTTTCAGTGTTAGTTACAAATAAGTCATCTCCAACTATTTGTACTCTGTCTCCTATAGTCTTAGTTAGTTTTACCCAACCATCCCAGTCATCTTCACCTAATCCATCTTCTATTGAAACGATAGGATATTTGTTTATTAATTCTTCATACCATTTAATCATAGCATCAGTGTCTTTAACTCCACCTTCTCTTTTGAAATGGTATTCATATTTTCCATTTACTTCTTTACAGAATTCACTTGAAGCAGCATCTAAAGCGAAAGTTATATCTTTTCCTAATTCATATCCTGCAGCCTTAACAGCTTCACATATTAAATTTAAAGCTCCTTCAGTTCCTTGGATTTTTGAAGGTGCATATCCTCCTTCATTTCCAACATTTGTTGAATCTCCATTAGCTTTTAAGATTTTTCCTAAGTGATGGAAAATTTCAGCTCCCATTCTCATAGCTTCTTGGAAAGATTTTGCTCCAACTGGTTGTATCATAAATTCTTGTAAGTCAACAGCTGAGTCAGCATGTGCTCCACCATTTAAGATATTCATCATAGGTAAAGGTAATTCTTTAGCATTTACTCCACCTAAGTATTTATATAGAGGTTGTCCTAAAGCTTCAGCAGCAGCTTTAGCAACTGCAAGAGAAACACCTAAAATAGCATTTGCTCCTAGTCTTCCTTTGTTAGGAGTTCCATCTAATTCTATCATTAATTTATCTATAGCTACTTGATTTAAAGCATCCATTCCTAAAAGAGCTTCTCTGATTTCTGTATTTACATTGTTTACAGCTTTTAAAACTCCTTTTCCTAAATATCTTGATTTATCTTCATCTCTTAGCTCAACTGCTTCATGGCTTCCTGTTGAAGCTCCTGATGGAACAGCTGCTCTTCCTCTTGCTCCACATTCTAATACTACATCTACTTCTACTGTAGGGTTTCCTCTTGAGTCTAAAATTTCTCTTCCTATTACTTCTACTATACCTGTCATTGCATTCCTCCTTTAAATTTTAACTATGCTTTTACTTGTATAACTTTAATTGAGTTTGTTGTTCCTTGGATAAATACACTTTCTCCACAAGTTGCTATTACTATATCACCTTTTTCAACTAAATTCAATTTTTTAGCAACTGCTTCCCCTAAAATAAAGAATTCTTCTAATGTTTTTGGTGTTGCATCAACATAAGGAATTACTCCTCTTGTTAAGATTAATTGGTTAGCTGTCTTTTCATTATTAGTTATAGCTAAGATATCTGCTTTAGGGAAATATCTTCTCATATCTCTTGCAGCTCTTCCAGATTCTGTACCAACTATTATTAGTTTTGCATTCAATCTTTCACTTATATCTGCACTTCCTTCAGCAACAGCAGAAGTTATATCATTTTTAGTTGTAACATGTTTCACAAAAAATGGAACTATAGTTGGATCAACTTTTCTAGCAATTTTATCCATTACTTCAACTGCTTCTAAAGGATATTTTCCTTTTGCAGTTTCTCCAGAAAGCATTATAGCATCTGTTCCATCTATTATAGCATTAGCAACGTCATTTGCTTCCGCTCTTGTAGGTCTTGGATTCTTAATCATAGAATCTAGCATTTGAGTAGCTGTAATAACAGTTTTTCCTGCTCTATTACATTTTTTGATCATCATCTTTTGTGCACAAGGTACATCTTCAACAGGAATTTCTACTCCTAGATCCCCTCTTGCTACCATGATTCCATCAGATTCTTCTAAGATTTCATCAAAGTTATCAAGCCCCTCTTGGCTTTCTATTTTTGAAATTATTTGTATTCTATCTCCTCCATTTTCATGAAGAATTTTTCTAACCTCTCTTACATCTTCAGCCTTTCTTATAAATGAAGCTGCAACGAAATCTATATTATTTTTACAACCAAATTTTAAATCTTCTATATCTTTTTCAGATAAAGCTGGTAAATTAACAGAAACATTAGGTAGATTTATACCTTTCTTTTGTCCTAATTCTCCATTATTTCTAGCTATACATATAACTTCATTTCCTTTTATTTCTGTAACATCTAATTCTATTAGACCATCATCTACAAGAATCATATCTCCAACTTTTAAGTCTTTTGCGAAATCTAGATAAGTTACTGCAACTCTTTCACTATTCCCAACAACTGATTGATCTGTTGTAAATGTAAATTTTTGCCCAGCTTTTATACTTACATCTTTTCCATCTTCTAAAGACATTGTTCTTATTTCAGGTCCCTTAGTATCTAGTAATAGACCTGCTCTTTTTCCAGTTTCAGACATAGCTTGTCTAAAATTCTTTATTCTTGTTCCATGTTCTTCGTAATCCCCATGAGAAAAATTTAATCTCATTACATTCATTCCTCTATTTAATAGCTCTTTTAAAGTTTCTACTGATTCAGTCACAGGACCAATAGTACAAACTATTTTTGTTTTTTTCAAATAACTCACCTCATAATTTTTTATTATGTTTAATTTTATAACATTCTTGACTTTTTGGCAAGAAAATTAAAGCTTATTTTTTTGTCATTTTTGTATAAAAAAATAAATAAAATGGTGCCTAGGAATGGATAATAAGATAATGGTATTCTACTAGAGATTATACCGTAATGTATTTTGAATTGTCTGTTTTTTGTCTGTTGTAAGAAAAAAGCGATATATTTCAACTGCTTTTATTTTTTCTATTTTCTTAGTTTGGGATAGAACACATCAATTGTATCATATCCGTCATCTGTTTCTTTTATAACATTTATAACAGATGTTACATAACAGATTTAAATTGAAAATATTTTTAGTTTATGATATACTTTAAGTATATTATCATATTGGAATTTAAAATTAATAATGGTTTATTTTAAAGCCTTTATGTTTTTCCAGATTGGAATTTAAAGTCCGATTAGTTTGATGTTATATTCGCCACAAAATAAAGTATCACTATATTAGAAAAAAGCAGGATTAATTTCCTGCTTTTAATTTTTCTTCTATTTTTATTAATAAAGCTTCTAATTCTTCTTTTGTTGCAAACTCTTCTATGAAGCGTTTAGCACCATTTTTAGAATTAGTTCTTGCCCTCGCTAGCCTTCCTTTTTCTGTTTTTTCATATGTGTCTTGAGCTTTTTTTCTTTGCTCAGGATTACTAAATCCGTTTCTTGCCATTTTTTCTCCTTTTTGATATAATGGAAGAAGGTAACTCCTAAAAGTTTTAGGAATTATCTTTCTTTCTATTTGAGCCAGCTAAAACTGGCTCTTTTTTAATATTTGGGTGGAACTATTACTAGTTTAAAAGTTTCATCTTCTTCGTGTATTAGATCAACTATTCTAAGCAATTGACTTTTATAATCTTCTTTTTCTAAAAAATCAAAAATATCACAATTCTTTATATAAAGAGTGTTTTCGATTTTGTTAAAATCTACTATATTTTTAAAAATTTGTAAATAGCAATTACTTACTACGTCATTAAAATCATCTATATAATCAGTATCTTTTATGATGTTATAAGTTAAGATTAAATATTTTATGTTAAGTTGATCAAATTTGTAAGAATGCTGATTACTTTCTTTTTCTACAATTGCTGATTTTATAAATCTTGCATTAAGTTCTAATTCTCTTATATTAGAAAAGTTTTCTCCCTTGAATAAATAATATTTATCTCTAATAAATTCCCAGTTAAAATTTTTTGGATTCTTATCTTCTAAAAAATTTCCCAAATCTACTATAAAATCTCTCGTAATTTCATATTCTAATCTTTCCATTTTTTCCTCCTGTTATTTTATAGAGCTAGTATATTTCAACTAGCTCTTTTTTTATTTTTAATCTCTATTTCCAAAGAAATCAACAAATACTGCATTATCATCTATTTCAACTGTTCCATCTTCTTTTATTGAATAACCACTTTCAAATGCTAATGCACTCCATTTATACCAAAGTTTTCCATTTTTTTCTATGAATTTATTTTTTCCATTTCCTTTTAGCATTTTTTCTTGTAAATCCTTTGGAATTTCTCCCCAAGTAGCCTTATCGTCTATTAAAGTTTGAAATGCTACATCTGCATCGTATTTAGCTTTTTTAGTTTCTCCATAAATTTCTTCTACCTTAGCCATTACTTCTTCTTCAAACTCTTCGCTGAAGGCCCAATATTTTCCATCCCATTTAGCTTTTTTACTTCTTGCAAATTCTACGAATTCTTTATTGTATTTTGTTTCTGTAAAAACCTTTCCATCTCTTTTAAATACTCTTGTTGCCATTTTGATTCCTCCTTAAATTTTTTTTAGTTTTATTTATCTTTCTTTCTATGTGTATATAATATCATATGTAATTACAGATGTCAACACTTTTTTATAAATTTTTTTATTTTTTTTAATTATCGATAAATTCTATATTTAAAGCAACAAAAAAAGACGGGGTAGTATAAAATCTACCCCCATTATTTTATTTAATTTCTTCATCAAAATCTTTCTCTTTTAATTTTTCTGGCTTAATATTTTTTGGATCCGCGTCTTTAGAATTACATTTATCTCCCTTACATTGCTCTAATGCAATTTTTAATTTTTCAGGAATAGGCAATCCTAGCTTACTTGCATTTTCTATAACAGATAAAAACTCTGTAGCCACATAAAAAACTATAACCAAATTACGGATTCCAACGTTAGGCACAAGCTGCTCTATAACTGAGGAACATGAAACTATTATAAGTATAAAGACTTTCTTACTTATACCTTTATAGGCTCTAGCACTATTAACTGTTTTAGTTATGTATCCAGCCCAAATTCCAGTTACATAATCCACTAGCATAAGAAATACTAAGACTCTTACGGATAAGTCAAAGCCCCCTAAAGCCCAAACAAGAACAGATATCCAACCAGTCCAAACCATAGCAATTCCATTTTTAGCACTTATAAAAAAATCTTCCATCTACTCACCTCTTCTAAAATGGCTAGCTCCAAAAAGTCTAACCATTCTATACATTAAATTTCTTTTAATTACACCCACTCCCCATTCTGTCATAATTTCTAAAAAAACTTGATCTGCCTCTTCTCTAGTTACATCTAAAGTACATTTACTAGAATATAGCCAGTCATGGACTACAGCAGCTCTCCCATGTTTTCCAGAACTGTTAATTATATTTCTAAAAATTCTTGGAACTGATGCATAATCCGTTCTGAAACCCTTTGGGACAGTCACAAGTCCCTTAGATGTTCTGTAAGTATAATCTTCTAAAACTTCCCAATATTTATCATCAATCGGCATAGTATTTAATCTAGACATTTCCATATTTTCCCTCCTTGCTTTCATAGAAATTAATTCTTTGTCTTAAAGTACTAAGGTATGCACTCATATACCGCATTTGGTCTTTTAAGTGCATTTTCTCTACTGGAGACAGATTTTCAAAAGTATCTGTAGTAAAGAATTTATCCAGCTTAATTATTTTCTCTTGTAAGTCATCTTTTTCTTTTATTATTCTTTCTAAAAAACTTTCCATATCTATCTCCTTTATTTATACGCAACTCTGTCTGCACCTTTGATTTGCCAGTGTGGAGCATCTTTAAAAGTTCTCCAGCAATTTCCACCCCATTCAATACCATACTTTTCTAATAATCCAGCATTTTTAGCTGTATTATAGATATCTTGATAGTAATGGAAATCTTTCCAAGTTCCTTTATAAACGTCCTTTTCTATAACCTTTTCTACTTTTTTTCCATTTTCCATAACAGATACTTTTACTTTTTCTTTTACTAAAACACCAATGTCTGTAGCATATCCTAGACCATTAAATTTAACTTGATGGTTGGACTTTAATTTATATCCATCTACATTGGTTACTTTAGTGCCAGGAGCAGTTCTGCCTTTTTGGTATAGTCTATTCTGCTCTTCCGCTGTTCTAACTCCAGCAGTTATCTTAAAGTTCCAGGGACTTATTTTTATAAGTTCTGTCATAAAATTTACCAGGTTTGGATGCACCCCTTTCAACATTTTTAAACTTGTTTCTGATAATGTATACATTTAAAATCACCTCCTAAAAATGACCTTGTGAAAGCCTGTTTAAGCCAATTAAAAAAAGGTAGTCATATAAAACTACCTTTAATTTATTTAATCCCATTTAATAGCTTCTAATTCTTTAACTGTTGAAACTTCCCTTATTTTCTTAGTTATAGCTGTATATTTCTTTTGTGCAGACATAACTCTACGGATCCAAGAGAAGTAAATTTGGATTATTTCTCCAAGTGAAATAGATGCAATAGAATTATCTTTTAATCTCCATTGAGTTGGTAGAGATTTTAAAAGTTGCTTTAATTTTCCTGCTCTCATAGCCATTTTGATTTTTTCTTCTAGTTCTGTATCTACAGGAATACCTAAATCATCTAGGGCTTGTTTAATTTCATCGTAGTCATCTATTTCTCCAGCTATATCTAAAGCCATCTTTACTCTCATAAAGTTAATTTCATCATATTCTTTCATTTGGAATATTTTTCCATTATGCTCATAACTTCCAAACATCTTATCTAGCAGTATTTCTCTGAACTTGTGTCTGAAAGTTCGTTTAACATCTTCCATATCTATATCCCAAGTATGCGTAGATGTGTTCCACGTATGATAAGAGCTTGGTTGTGGAATACTCTTTAATTTCTTATCTTCTACGTACTCTCCAGGAGCAAGTTGAACCTCGATATCTTCTTCTATAAGTTCTTCTCTAGACATTTCTCTTATAGTGTTTGTAGCTTCATCATAAGTTGGATACTTAAAAGGCTCATTTCTCTCAATTACAACATGGTCTGATGGGGTAAGTTCTGGGTAATCTAGGAATAAATTTCCCTCCATGAACTGCATAACTTCGTCGGCTGTTAAATTAACAGTGAAAATAAATTTGAAAATCTCCATACTTTTTTGCTAAAAAATACCTAATTTTTTCCTTGCTACTATAAGAGTATTTCTTATTTCTGTAGCACTTGTTTTTTGTATATAATGTTTACTTGTAACTCCACTACTGCTATGATTTGCATAACTAGAAGCAAGTCCTAATCCAGCTAAATTATTAATAAGATTTATGGCTGTTTTTCTTAATGTATGTGGATATAAATCTTCTATCCCTAGTATCTTTCCTAGCTTTTTTATTCTTTGCCTAATTGCTCCCTGTGTCATCTGTCTATATTCTTTCCTATATCTTGTAATAAATAGCCATTCAGATGTAATTCTTTTTTCTTCTCTTTCTTTTAACCATAATTTAAGTAATTCTTTACACTTTTGAAAAAAGAAAGCATTTACTATATAACCTTCTTTTTCTTTAACATCTGTAAAGTATCCATTTTCTAAGTCTAATTGCTCTAATTTTAAGTTTTGAATTGCTGATATCCTACAGGCACTATCTAAGAATAGTTCCCATAAAATTCTATCTTGTAAATCATATTTTTTAGTTTCAACCTGCATATATAAACGAACAGTAAGTATTTGCTCTGTTGTTAAAAAATAGCTATTCCTTATCTTATCTCTTTCTGTAAATCTTAACCTATCCAATTTCTCTGAAAATGGATGATACTTTATTTTGTTTCTTCTAACACACCAAGCATAAAATGTACTAATTGCCGTAGTTTTATTCATCAATGTCCTCTTAGAATTTCCTAAGTTTCTACAATAATTTCTGTAACTTTCTATTATTGTTGGCATTTCTAAAAGTGTATCCTTACTAAGAAGTAATCTATTTTTATAAGCTTTTTGAAACCATACTAGGAACAACTTAAAATTATTACAATATGTTTTATAAGTTGTTTCCCATGTCTCCCAGTTTGGAAAATTTAATCAAATATGATTTTGTAGATAAAACTCAAGGAACTAGGTATACAGCTTTACAATTTGAAAAAATAGGGGATGTAGGACATGTTTTTCTAGATATCCCTTCGGGAGTTTCAAATACATTAAACAATGGAGCTTTACTATTCACTTTCCCTAAAGAATTCAAGCCTAAAAGTTTTAATTTGAAGGTATTAGTATCTTATCCTACTGGTCAAACAGCAAGAACTAGATACGATGAAAATACTAGAAATTTGTATATTTTATCCCCAATACATGTAGTTGAAAGTATGTACTTAGATACTTTTTATTTTTTAGATTAATTTAAAGATTAATAAATCTCTCTGTCTACAGACATAATCGCAGTTACTTCTTGTTATAAGAACTATATCACTTGTTGTCAAATATACGATTGTAGATAATGTTACATTAGTTTCTCTTCTACTATTAACAATTGGTATATTA